TCTTTCTCTGGTCTTACAGAGTCCAGTTCCTTCTCAGCACAAGCAAGTGACAGCAACTTCTCCATCGCAGGAATTGACCGACTGCCCGAGTATCAAAAACTAATTGCTAATTGGAAGATAACTAACTTGTCATATCAACATCTGCTTACAGATGATAAAGCAGTATTTACTTATCTTGATCCTCCTTATGATATTAAGGACAACCTCTATGGGCGTAAGGGATCAATGCACAAAGGATTTGATCACGATACCTTTGCTGTTGATTGCGATTGTTTTGTTGGTCCTCAACTGATCTCCTACAACAGCAGCAACCTCGTGACGGAACGCTTTGATGGGTGGACAGTTGGGGAATTTGCCCACACCTACACTATGAGGAGCGTGGGGTCCTATAATACAGATCAGGCAGAGCGTAAAGAGCTCGTCCTCCACAACTACACAACGGTACTGGCAAATGAAGTGTGAAGTCAAACTCTATGTGGCGGGCACCGTATTCAAGGAAGAAGTGATCGCTCGTAACTATCAAGAGGCACGTGAGGTTGCCCTTGCTAGGAATCCTAATGCTAAAGTTCTTGGTGTTACTGCTGTATTTAAATAATGTGGAGACTGTGGGCGAAGGCACTTGGGCAGAAGGAGGGGCGAGATGAAAGAGAAGCAGATTACATTGCTATCATACGGACTATTATACTTCTCACTTATTTCATTACTAATCTTTTTATTATTAGCGGAGTGATCAGACACTGGAATGGCGGAACTCAAAGACTACCTGTACAGCATAAACCAATCTAAGAAGAACATTCTTAAAGATGATCCTGAGGTGGAGCGAAAGTATCCACCTTTTATTGTGAATAAATGCCTGTCATCTTTTACCGATAGTATTCTTTTTGCTAACGAGATGAATAAGAATCCTCATCTTGATAAAAGACTACAGTATGACTTTTTTATAAATAGTTTGAAACCGAGGAAACGTTTCACTCCCTGGTTACGCAAGGAAACTCTTGAAGAGTTGGAACTTGTAAAGCAATATTATGGTTACAGTCATAATAAAGCATTAGAAGCTTTAAACATTCTCACTAAAGAGGAACTTGATTCTATAAGAAAGACATTGAATAAAGGTGGCATGAAATGAGCACAGAAATTGAAGTAACTTGGCAACCTACCGATATGGTAGAGGTTACCCTGGGACAACCTGACGACTTCCTCAAGGTTCGAGAAACTCTTACACGTATTGGTGTAGCATCTAGAAAAGAAAGGAAGCTATATCAATCTTGTCACATCCTTCATAAACAAGGAAAGTATTACATCGTTCACTTTAAAGAATTGTTTGCTCTCGATGGAAAGAGCACAAATCTTTCGTTGAATGATGTTCAAAGACGGAACAGGATCATTCAACTTCTTTCTGATTGGGGTCTTGTTTCATTAGTGGAGAGCGATAAAATTTCTGACGTTGCTCCACTTAATCAAATTAAAGTCCTTGCCTTCAAAGAGAAGGATGAATGGACGCTTGAAAGTAAATACAATATCGGTCGTAAGAAGACTGAAGTATAAACCGAACATATCAGTGGGGTATACAACACCCCACTTTTTTTATGTGTCATTATAATTAGTAGTGGATGCCGAATGGGTCCGTACAATTAACTCTCGCTTACTTAAGGAGAACTATAATGACAAACGCTTATCAGTGGGATCTTTATTCCCCTCATTTTGTTGGTTTGGATGATATGTTCCATAGATTGGAATCTATGACACAGCATGATAAGAACTATCCTCCGTATAACCTAATCAAACATGACACCAGTAACTACGAAATTCAAATTGCTCTGGCAGGATTTAAACCAGAGGAGATTGAAGTATCTACTGAATCAAACATTCTCAGAATTGCCACGACACATGCAAAACAAGATCCTAAGATCGAGTATGTACACAAAGGAGTGTCGAAGAGATCGTTCACTAGGACTTGGCAGTTAGGGGATGATGTTAGAGTTATTGATGTAGTTTTTGCGGACGGTCTATTGTGTGTTTCGCTGGAAAAAATTATTCCAGAACATCAGAAGAGAA